CCATTGACAACATCTGGTCGATCTGGGTACCGAACTGAGAATACAAAAGTCCAATTCCGGCCAGCGCTGCCGCAACCAGTGCCGCAGGCATCAATGCTTTTAAGGCAAGTCCCATAATCTTGGTCAGCCCGGAAGCTGTCTTCACTCCAAGATTTACAGCTGCACCGGCAACTGTTGAAAGTGCCTTGCCAACAACAGAGCCTGCCATCGAAAATGGTTTCAGGATGGTTGCTGCCTTGGATGACATTGAACTCAGCGCCGATGTCGCATTTTTGACACCTTTGCTCATGCTCTTGCCGATGCCATTGCCGAAGGATGATATCTTTGAACCTGTATTAGAAAGCGATTCCCATATTTTTATGCCGGAATCAGTAAACTTGGATGAAACCGTACTCATCGAATCGGCAATTGAAAAGCCGAATTCATCCAGGCTTGCGCCAAACCCTTTGAAAGTTTTTCGCATGCCTCGGATGTTCTTTTGAATACCTTTTCCAACTGAATCTATGCTGAATTTGCTCAGATTGCTTTTGAATCCTGCTGCTGATGAAGCAACGCTCGAAACAAGCCCGCCAAAACCACCACTTACAACTCCAATACCTTTACTGACTGCAGACCATGTACCACTGTTAAAGAATGCACTTGCGCCAACGACAGCACCGATACCGGCGATAGCAGCGCCAACGTTCTTGACACCGTCACTTGTGCCGGACAGCATCTTATTAACCTCGGCAACAACACCGGATAAACCAGATGTGGTATAGGCATTACTCAGATTTTCAACGGCATCTGCCGCCTTATTGACGACATCTGTTACAGACCGGACAACACTTCGCATAGCGCCGAGGCCGTCTTTAGAGTTGCCAAGTGCATTGACGGCGGTATAGATTCCGACGCTTAATCCATCCCAGGCAGATTTCAGTATAGTGACATCGCCATACAGGTTGTCCATTTTTACATCTGCCTGCTTTTGTGCGGCTCCTGTGGAATTATTGATTGAGTCTGCCAGACTGTTGTATTCATCGTCGGTAGCATTCAGGATAGCGAGCAGACCTTTCTGAGCTTCCATACCAGCTACCGTATTGGCCAACGCGGTTTTCTGCTCATTATTCATACCTTTGGTTGCGTCACGCAGTTCTGTCATGACATCCCCAAGGGCACGGGCATTACCACTAGAATCGTAGAATTTAACGCCCAACTTCTCAATAGCTTCTCTGGCACCGCTGGTATTGGTTGCCAGTCGGGTCATGACACTGTTGAGGGATGTACCGGCCATAGAACCTTTTAAGCCTCGGTTTGCCATTAAGCCGATAGCCAGAGACACATCCTCAATACTGTAGCCAAGAGAACCGGCCATAGTGCCGACATATTTGAATGTCTCACCCATCAGACCGACATTAGTATTGGCTGATGCTGCCGTTGCGGCCAAAGTATCCGCAAAGTATGTAGCATTTGCAACGCCTTTTGTCGTCCCATCAGCTGCCAGACCAAAAGCTGTCATGGCATCCGTTACTATATCGGAAACAGATGCCAAATCTTCTCCGGAGGCTGCCGCCAGATTCATGACACCCTCAATACCGTTTAACATGTCTTTGGCATCCCATCCGGCCATGGCCATGTAGCCCATGGCATCAGCGGCTTCTGATGCGGAAAACTTTGTCTTTGCACCCATTTCCTGTGCTTTTTCACTGAGGGCTTCAAAATCCGCACCGGTGGCACCACTTAAAGCCTGGACATTTGACATAGAGGATTCAAATGCCATACCGGTACTGACAACCGATGAGACCAGTGATTTCGCACCGCCTGCAATAGTATCAAAAGCCTTCTGCCCAATGCCCGTCAGGATGCCGAAACCAAGACCGGAAGAAATCTTTCCAGATAATGTATCAATGCTGCGACCCGCGTTATTGAGCGTGGAGGTAAAACCTCTGTCAACCGCTGATAAGACGGCTTTTACTGAATAATCTCCCATTATCGACCTCCTTTCAGCAAGTGGCCGATACCGTCAAACCGACTTCTTTTCTTCTTTCCAAGCGCCTGTCTGACAGCATTTCTGTAATCAAAAAACTGCGAGAACTTTGCATAGACAGGACGCCTTTTGCCCTTGCCTGCGCTTTTAGTCGCTCTCGCAGCATTTGTCAGCCATGCCAGCTGATGGACCCGATAATCGCGGTCAACATTCTTCAGATTATTTGCTTTCATCAACAACCGATATTCGCGGATGGTCATCCGATCTACTTCATCAAGACTCTTCATCCCCAGATATCTGAAGCAGCTAATCGCTACATCTTCATACACTTCTTGGAAGCTTACTGGCTGATGAGCCCCATCGCTTCTGCCTGTTTCAGAAGATTCAGCGTTTTTTTCTTGGATACATTGCTCTTCTTTAAAAAATCGATCACCCCATTAAAGAGGGCATCTACATCTGTCTCTTCATCCTCGATGTATTCTTCCAGTACATCCGCAGTCAGACGCGGTTCCTGCCCTTTATTCGCAAGAAGAAGTACGTCCTCAAGTGCCTGGGCATCACCGTCAAGAATACCGCCGACAGCTGTCTGGAAACCAATATTCTGCTGTGTACCGTTCGGTGCCTTTACTATCTGCCGCTTGTCGATTTCTCTCATGAAACCGAAACCAAATTTAAACTGATAAGCCTGTCCTTTAATCTGTAATTCCATCATTTAATCAATCCTCCTATTCTGCTTCCTGTGTTGTATCCTTAAATACATAGGATGCAACCTTTTCCTGTTCAGCACTAACTGTTACATAGCCGTCTTTGCCCTCTCCTTCGATTGCAAAGTCAATAGAAACCTCTGCATGATCTTCGGCATTGGAAGACAATTCAAGACTTGTCACATATCCCTGGAAATATTTTCCTTTGTATTTTGATGCATTTTCGCTTGTGCCCTTCTTTGCAAGATTAACCTCCCAGATTTCCACACGTTCCCCCGTATCGATGGCCTGTTCAAGCTTTGCGATCATCTCATCATTTTCATCTGCAAACAGTGCGGTTGCAGAGATTTCTGTTTCAATATCGCCCGGAACTCTGATCGGGCCGTCTTTTGTCACGACGGTATCGGAATCTCTAGACTTTGTACGGCCGTTCTCTGTCTGGAATGCCAGTGCCATCGCCGCCATCGTCTTGGCATCTGCCAGCAGACGATACAAATAAACAATCTTATTGCCTTTAATCGCTCCCATTCATTTCATCCTTTCTCATAAAATGTCAAAGACCAGGCTCACCATCCCGCGCCATATGGACGGGGTGACAGTCCGGTCTTCGTTAATTGTAAATGTGCTGTCGCTGATCCGAAGCGACACTTCATAGTCATAAGCTTTTTCAAGGCCTCTGACATAGTCCATCAAATGACTGCAGATGGCTGAAACATTGCTTCTTTTCTCATGCTTATCCCAGATATTCAGATCCACTGTGATCTGAGGTAAAGCACGCCCTTTGGTGGCCAGATACCTCATAGAAATATCCTCGAAATCGCCAAAGGGATAGCCGACATCCTTCATGGGCCTGCTTTCATATACCGGAAGCTTTCCGGCGAGATATTTCCACAGGGCGTCATGAACGGCCTGATCTGCTGTTTTCATCACTTCACCAGCTTTCTCATGTCTGAATTGAACTTCGGTTCTGTTTCTTCCAGTGCCGGTTTCACAAAAGGCTGCTTCTCCATGTAACGGGTGCCGTATTCCAGATAAGGTGAATATTCCGTTGTTGGTTCAACTTCCGCTGTAAAACCGCCATCTTTGATATTCAAACGGATGCTTCGCTTTGTTGTACCGGTCTGGTAGCCTTTTTTGAAATCTGCTTTCCGCTGCATAGTCCTCTGCAGGTCAGCACCGTTTTTTTGAACAACCATCTTCACATCAACCATCTTCACATTTTTCTTTAAAGCCCTTGCCAGCTCGACCAGTCCGGTCACCTTTAAATCAGCCATTTTTTATCACCACCAGACTCTGTCTGTCGGACGGATAACGCTCTGTATCTGCCAGATACCTTACACCGTCGATTTCAACAGCATCAAAAGTGCCTTTAAACGGTCTCCGCAACCGTATGACATAGCGGTCTGACCGGATATCGCCAAACACGGCCTGCTGCCGTTCCGCAGACATGTGCGTAACGTTGGCCCATCGTTTCACACGGTTTTCGGCCTCTGCTTTCCATTCACCGGCATCCGGATCATATTCTTTCTTACCGGCACATACAAAAAAGAGCGGTGTATTATATCTCATCGAAATCTCACCCGCCCTTTTGTACCATGCTTCTCGTTCCAGGATTGAATAGCTGTCAGATACGGCGAGATATCACTGCCATAGGTGATGCTCTCGCCTTCCTGGGTATACGAAGACATCCCTTCATTGCCGATCCGGTTAAATCTGGCCACTGCCATCTCCGTAACTATGTAAGAAAGCTCTTCCGGCACTTCCTTCGTCTCGGAGGGCAGATAAGACAGCACCTGCCTCCGGGCATTACCGATAATCAAATTCAGCTTCCTGTCTAGCACTGCATCCTCTTCATCAGGGGAAATGTCAAGAAGAAGCTTTACATCCTCAAGTGCTGCCATCATTCATCTGCTCCTTATTTTTTGGCAGCAGCATCCGCAGAAGCTGCCTCAGCCGCTTTGATCGTTGCAACGATAACACCATCCAGAAGCTCCGGATAAAATACAACGCTGCTGAACATCAGTGTATCGATAGTTGCATTATCGGAGGATACAGCATGTGTCATGCCGATCAGACCTGTAGAGTCTGCTGTCAGACCAAAAGACTGTGCCAGATCAGAGGACTGTGCCGGAACATAAGCACCTCTTAAATTCTCTTTCGCTGTGGCAACAAGCTTGCCTTTTGTCAGAGACGGTGCGATAACGACCGTACCAAGACCAAGGAAGTCCTGAATGTAAGAAATGCCGAACGCTGTCTGCATTGTCACCTGTGCGGTCGCTAGGTATTCAGCCACATCATCGGAGGAAACAAAATAGATCGGTGTTGCATCCTCATCCTCATAGAACTTCGCCACAGCACCCCAAGCTGCCGAAAGTGTTGCCTGCAAGCCTGTGCCGGACGCTGTACCCGTACCTGTCAGAAGGACGGTATAGAAATCCTTCTTAATGCTCTTCTGGATGCTGGAAACAAGCTTCTCATCTGTCTTGTTGATCGCCAGATTTCTGCCGCTTCTCTGGATAGCTTCAGCAGTTGTCTGTTTTCTGAACTTCTTCAGTGTCATTTCAATTGTTCTGGCCAGCTTCTGCTGGATCTTTGTCAGACCGATCGTCTCACCCTCGCCAACCTGCTGCGGTGTATTGACCTGCTCCATCTTATAGATTTTGATGGTGGAACCACTGGTCATCGGGTCAAGGTCCGTAATACCAAGCAAATTCTGCAGCTCTGTGATATTGCTCTGCAGACGGCTCGTGAAATCTACAGAAATCGCCGGTTCGAGATCTGTTGTCTTTGTTGTGTTTTCCTCAGCTGCAAAGAGCTGAAGACCGCTTAATCTGAGTCTTTTCTTCATTCTCATTCTCCTTTACTTAAATAAATCCATGTTCGCTGCAATCAGTCTCTGTCTCTCAGCACGGTTGGCCACTTTTAAGATATCCTCTTTGGTGTATCCGCCCTTACCTGTGCCTGTCTTTGGCGGTTCGCCCTTTAAAGCATCCTTGACAGCTTTATTGACAGCTTTCTGGAACATGTTGGCAAATGCATCAATAGATTTCTTGGTGCTCTCTGCATCCTCTGACACAATCAGGGAAATTAAAGCATCATCTGCATGGATGTTACGCTCTGACAGGATACTTCTGGCTGTTGCCATCATCTCAGACCTGTTTTTCTCAGAAAGCAGCTCATTCAGCTGTCTTTCCATATCGGCCTGTTTCTGTTTGGTCTTCTCTTCCTCGGACATACTGGCAAGACGTCTTGCTTCATCCACTTCTTTGTCTTTTTTCTTCTGCCACTCCGCAAACTTCCGGTTGAGGATACGATCTAAATCATCATCTGTGTATTTTGCTTCTTTCCCGTCTCCTTCTTTGCCTTCCGGCCCACTGCCGTTTTTGCCATCACTGCCAGCTCCGGAAGAGTTACCGGCAGCACCCTCAGTGCCTGCGCCGCCGTCTGCTCCGTCGCCATCATTATTACCGCCATCTTCAGCGAATAACTGAAGTCCTGCCAAAAGGAACTGATTCCATTTCATTTTCTTCATAAAAATTACCTCACTTTATAGATTTTCGTCATCTGCCACAGCTTTTTATGAGTTCCGTGCCTGCTCATATTTTTCACCGTAGTTTAAAGTCGCCACGCCTGACTACTCCACAGCTTTTACCGCCTTCCGTGCCTGGGCCTGTCTCTTACAATATCCGGATATATCCCGGGAATTCATCGGCAACTAAACAGATGCCAATAAAAAAGGAATCTATCAGAGCTTTTGCTTTCTCTGATAAATTCCCATATTTTATATCAACCCATCCGAGCTGAATATCGTATTCAATTTTATCTTCTGTTAAATCATCAAGTGATTTAACCAGTGTTCCGGACAATGCCGTCACTGCTGCGCAGATAATATCTTCACCTCTGGCAGCGTAACCGGCATGGCCAGACACGGTCAATCGGTCTTTTCTTACCGTTACATCAATCAACGTTCACCACATCCTTTCATTTCGGCTGTTCCCTGCCGGTGGGAGATGAATGGATCACCGCCTTTCTATTCTGCGAACACCCAGTCATCTGCCAGCATATCGGCCTGAGAAGCAAGCCATCCCATCTGAACACCAGATGTGCCAACAAACGCAATGGCCATATTACCGATAGCGTTATGTTCACAGTTTACAATCTTATTATCGGCAGTCTTATATGAAATCCCTGTGGCGAGCTGGATGTACTGTTTCTTTCCGTTCCAACCTTTTCTTGCTACTTTCACGCCACGCTTCATGTATCCGATGGCTTCGCCAAATGAAAATGTTGCTTCTCCACCAAGTTCCGGACAGTTCTTTTCATCTGCAATCTGCCATGTATTAGAAAGAATGTTTGCCAGTGTATACTCAACTCTCTGAGTTTCCCTGATATCTAATTCTTCTCCATCTTTTGTATGCATGATAATAGATTTCTTGTCAGCATCCCAGTACCAATAGCCGCCCCATGAAGGTAATTTAACTTTTGCTCCCTGCTCCATTAACCTAAACGCTTGTTTGAATTTCATAATTCACTACCTCCTATTCTTCTGTATGACATGTATTTGTTATTTTACCGTATACATCCTCATAAAGTTCCTGCTTATCACCGTTGTAAGTGTACTCTGCATAGATGCCATCACCACTTACCGTAGTGGACACCAGGCATTTATAGTTCTGCAGCGTTTTACAGGACCATACTACAAAAACATTGGATAAATCAATCGGCGGTGTTTTTGGTGTATCTGCATAACCATTTTTGTTATACCATTCCACCATCTTCTTTTTGCACACACTTTGAAAATGTGCCATTCCTGTGATAATCATGTTTCTTCAACCTCTCTTTCTTAAAAATGGGTATAGAAATACCACCGGCCATAATTGACTGGTGGTACTATCCAACATTTTTCAAATTATTCAATTTTACAATCTCCTGTTCACCGTTTTATATGAACGGTATCATTTCTTTTGCATCTTTCAGGGTCTTCTTTGCTTTCTCAAGCAGTGAATTCTCGAATAAATATTCTATCCCTTTCGGTGTAATAACAGCATCCTGCAAATCTCCAAAAACCACACCGTTTTTCGTTGGCGTCATAGCTATGCCTTTTATATACCCTTCACTGATTAAGCTAATCACAATATACGTCCAGTAGCTATCCGGGATGTTATATGTTGACGCCGTAAGGTATGCGATTTCTGGCTGATTACCAGCTTTCAGGCAATCATATAGATATTTCAATACCCTGTAAACAATTACAAAATAATCATTTTGAGCCATTTTCTCTCTTCCCCAGAATTAATCAGATTATTCCTGAATTAATAGCATTAATAAATCGGTGGCCAATCTGTTAATTTGTCACATTCTTCCTTTAGACGCTGAAGCTCTTCTTCTCTTTCTTCCGGTGTCATATCCGGACGTGAAATAACAACATCTAAATACGACCTTACTGTAGTTCCTGCCATGTTATATCATACTCCTTTTCGAAAACAGTTACTGCATACGGTCCAAATCCCATGCTATTTCATGCAGTTCTTTATCAGCTTCGATTATTTCCATTGGGGCATCAGCTCTTAAATGACATCCATCAAGATACGGCTTTACCTTTTCCCACAATGCCCGTTCGTGTGAATCATAAATTTCCATAGTATCATCCCCTCATTTATATTGTTCAGGCACCTCTATTTTAACAGCATTTTTCAAGACTTTGTAATTTGGATATTCTGATAAAAAGAACGGTTGTAGTTCACCTGTTGTCTTATTCACAATTACACTTTCTTTTCCATACAAAATATTCTGGTTCTCATTTTTTCCGCTAAACAGCCAATTCTCGCCAATATCCATAACAGATGCCAATCCGATATCCCCATATTGTTGCTTAAAATATTTCATTGCAGACTCGCAAGCCTTTAAAAATTTCATTAGAAATCACCCGCCTCACATGCAGTAATGCCTCTATCAGAAGTTTCAATATTATCAATTCTCCAAAATCTTGTTTTATTCTCTTCGGCATCCTCAAAAATAGTTTCATCATATATATGGCCGGATTGTACATCAAGAAATATGATTTTTTTCTTTTCCTTTTCTGCGATAAACACATGGCCTTCCAAACTATCTTTCCAGATAATTGTAATTTCAGCACGTGCTCCTTCAGGCCAAGTCAGCATAGTATTTTCTATATCTTTGAGGCCTGTTCCAGATGTTTCGATAATATCTGGTTCACTCCAAGCTGCTTCTGGGTAACGCTGTAAATAATGATTTTTGCCTACAGGCTTTGCAACAACGTCATACCCACGCTTTCTCATTTCGTAAGCGACAGCGCAATTCGCACAATTCCGCCTATATGCAATATTCCATTGAGAATATGAAGGATTAACATTCTTAAGCGATGTATCAAGATTGTCAAGTTTTTTCCAGTTCTTTGGAATACCTTCGTAAAAAATAGCATCCTTCGATTTCATTATAGCATCTCTGCTTCCTTTTGCAATACTATTTTCTTTCTGCCATTCCTCAGTGCCTCCACCTTTATCCAGAAAGTCCAACCAAGCCTCATACTCGGCACTGTCCTGATAAGCAGCGGTTGAACATCGGCAGTTCGGATGCATTGGCGGCGCATTGGTTCCCGGCATCATCTTTGTGACCTTGAAGTGCTGGCCATCTAATCCGGCGCACTTCTCACAGGCTGTCCCATTGGCAATAAACTCATATTCTTCAAAGCCATTCTTTTCAAAAGACCGCTTCTGAGCCGCCGTCTGGACTCTTGCAAGCTCTGTGCGCATCAGACGTTCAGAATTACCAATGCCGACATTAAAGTACTTTCTGAGCTCCACAGCAAGCTGTCTGGGGTTTCTGCCCTGAATCAGCCCTGTTTGCACGAGACTGGATAACTGATTTTTCAATACATCCTGATGCATCCAGATACGATCAGAGAATGTCGCGTTATGAAAAGAGGCATCCACAATGGAATGAACCATTTCCGCATTATCAGTGATGGTCTCACCAAGAATCCCCGCCTGCCTTTTAAATTCATCCAGTGTTCTGTCCGTCAGTGTCTGCTCAAAATATTTCTGCAGCTCATCATAGCCGCTGACCAGTTCCAGACCAATATTGGCCTTTAACATTTCCAGACGGTTAATCTTCATGGTCGCATTGTAGAGGCGCATCTCCTCGTTGGCCTCATCGGAGAAGTCACGGTTTCTGACATATTTTTTTGCCTTTCTGGCATAAGCTTTGATATCCAACCGTGAAACTCTCTTTTTTGCTTCGGCCATGCTGATGTCTTCTTTGACTGCATATTTGATATAAAAGCTGTCTATTTCCTTCTGGATACGTTCCATCATGTCTGCATAGATTTCCTGTATCTCTTCGTAATAGGCCTCTTCATCCTTCTGGTAGTTCTTCAGGGCATCCGCCTCACGCTTCTTCCAGTATTCACTGCTCTTCATGGGTGTTTGCCCCCTTATCGAACATCATGTTTGTTACAGCATCCTGCTGCAGTTTTGCCTGTTCCTCATCCAGCTTTTCAACTTCTTCACTGACATTGTCAACGATAGACAGTACCGACAACTGCGTCTCCTGTGATACGATACCGGACAGGTTCTTCGCGTTCTCTACTTCCTCAGTTATGTTCGCTGGGAAGTTTCTGGTAAAGCGCATTTTGATCCCGATCCAGTCATCTGCTTTGATTCCCTGTGTCTTACTGACCGGATTACTGAAAATCAGACTGTATCTTTTGTTCATACCACTTCTGAACTTTCGTTCTTTCGTCATGGCCAGATTATTCATGCTCTGTAACTTGTATTTCAAGGCAATGCCGGAGCTTGTACCAAAATTCTCATCAGAAATATTGGCCACCATACTGATGTTAAAAATCAGCTTTTCCAGACGGTTGATCAGATTCTCCTGTGTGGTGTCACCATTTGGCTTCTGCAGGAATTCAACAATGACCTTGTCTGTATCGCCATCAAAATTGATGATACGGTCATCCCGGATATGCTTGATATCGTCATCATCCAGATAAGTACCAAGAACTTTCAGATATGCGTCCGCAAAATAATCAACATCGTTAGCTTTTTCTGAAATGGCCTTGTTGTACGCATTGATCATCGGCAGCGCACTCTCGAAGATGCCCATACGTTCATCGTTTTCTATGTACTCAACGGCCGGTATACCCTCAAAGTAATGTTTTCTCCCCTTGTCTGTCCATTGGTATCCGTCACTCAGACGAAAATGCCGGACGATCTTCTCATCAGAATAGCTGCCTTGTTCAACATTCTTCGAGTCCGTGTAATAACGGATGAAAAACATTGGATTTTCAAGAACACTGTCATCATAGACCATAAACGCTTCTATTGGCGATACATATGCAATTGCGACATTGCTTTTTGCGTCTGTATAATACATCTCATAGGCACTGCCATAAATACTACACATTTTCGACAACTCAGCATTGTTGTCGTCCTGATCATTGTAACTGTCCAGAAATTCCAGATAATTATCAACCTCTTCTTTTTCATGACTGACCTTTACCGGGATACCAATAAAAAAGCCGTTCATCGTATCAACAATATACTTTGCAAAGTTGGCTGAGATCCGGTTGTCGGGCTTCCAGCTCGGTTTTGGCCGAAGGCCGTATATTTCATAATGATTTTCGTAAGCGTCCTTTAATTTCTGATAACGGTTGGTTACTTCCGTTTTATGTTTGGTTATCAGTTCTCCGAGAAGCTCCGGTGTCATCTTTGTTCCTGCCGGTACTCTTATCATGTTAGATTCCTCCTTTCACCCTGTTCAAACGTGCTTTAGGTTTTCTCCATCCTTCAATACCGTAACGGAGAGCGGCCATGGCATCATCCTGAAATGGGACAGGTTCATCCAGGTATTCGCCTGTCTTTTCGTCCTTTTTCCATTTCCACTGCTGCAGCTCCTTTATTGTATTCACACAGTGCGGAGCCACATATATTCGCCTATGAATAGTGTGGTTCTTGTCAGCTGTACCTTTTAACCAGTCTATCTGAGCTTTGACTGAACCACTCGAACCACCCTTATCAACGCCCTTTGCTCTGTATCCAGCGCCCCTCCATGTCTTTATACGGTCCGGCTCTGCGGAATCACACCACATGGTGCGATTCGTTGGAATTGCATGTGCAACGGCAATCGGAATGATTTCGGCCGTTTCTTTCTCATGCTCATATATTTCATCCAAAATATAGATATTACTATCTCTGATGCCAAGCAGCAGGATAGCATTGGCATGATTGAAGCCGAAGTCCTGCCCGATTGCGACATCGTCATAATCATTCAGGTTCTGCGATACCTCCGTAACTTCCCAGTTATGAAGAATCAGACCGCCAATTTCGCCCCATTCACCTAAGCCATATATCTGATAGCCTTCCGGATCAACGATTTTCCTTCGTTCCATTCTAGCCCTATATGCATCATCTATGAATCGGTTGCCCAAATACGTGCTGTGATGTGTCAACACATTTTCATCCGGAATATCAAAAAAGACTTTCTTTATCCAATGATTTCTGTTCACCGGATTGAAAGTCATTCGAATTTGATAAAATTGTCCTGGTGGAAGTTCACCACGCAGACGGTCATCGATGATTTCTAAATCTGCCTGGGTAAATTCTGTTGCTTCTTCCAGCCATACATCAGTTAGCTTTCCCCTTGGAAATGTGATTGATTTCAACTTTTCACGCTGCCGGTCATCATTCATTCCCCTGAATATAATCTGATTTCCATTAGGCTTAAATGTCAGTGACATCGGTGACTTATTGATGTGCCAATACTGTTCGTATTTATCACCAAACATCCGATACAGTGAGCCGGTCAACTCTGCAAAGGTGCTGTCACGGTTACTGATGTCTGATTTTCGCATTGCAACAAGGTTTCTGCCCTTGTCCTGCATCAGACGCAAGATGTAGTTCTGAGCCGTGTCAACACTCTTTCCCGATCCGGCCGAGCCTTTCATAACAATGTAACGTTTCCGGCTCCTGTCCACTTCTTTGAAGCATGGATTCATCTGAACATTTATGTTCATAAGCAATCAGCTTCTTTGAACACATGAAATAATTTTGGCGACTGAATAGCGATCCAATCAGTTATCGTTTCATCCATTCCCCAACAGTCCGTGCTTCCACTACAATTCCACATGCCTGATTCATATAAAAAGGCATGAATAATTTCATGCCTTAACACCTTTTTTCTGTATGAATCCAAATCCATCACAGAATTTCTGCCAGATTCAAGTTTTGCTATTTTGATTATATGAGTGCTCTGATCCATGCAACCATCAGCGTCTTCAGGCATCTCTTCGTTGGCAACGTCAAAAATGATTTTGTATCCAGTTCCTAAAATATTTACTGTTTTCATTCTTCGTCTCCATAATCAATATTGATGTTCAGCTCCATGTCAACATCCGTCTCAATCTTTTCAGTATACAGGCCGTATCTCTTACCAAGAAGCTCTGCTGCTTTATTTAAGTCATTCACCCGAGTCGGTATTTGCACCACTCTGGGGATTTCTTTTTCAACGATAACTTTTTTTCCGTTTTCGTCATATCCACTGCTTCTTTCCTTGCAAGTCACAACCACCGTGTCCATTTCCTGCCGGCGTAAAACTCTAGTTAACGTTTGAAGAACCTCATCCTGCTTCGCGATTAAAGCATCTTCTTTCTCGGCCATTCTTTTTTTTATATATTCTTGAATGTCAAGTTTGGTCAAGTTTTGCTGTGCAATTTGTTTAGCCGTCTTTTTCGAATATCCCGCTCTGATAGCTGCCTGTGTTGCATTCAGATCAACTAGATATTCATCACAAAATCGCTGTTGCTTGCTTGTAAGCTTCATCATCCTGCAACACCACCTTTCTATCTATGCATCTATTTTTCTGTATAAAAAAAGACAACAGGTTAATTCTGCTGTCTTAATAATCTTTATTAAAATTTCTCTTCAAACTCCTGTGCAGACATTGTCTCACTTACTCCTTTCGGCAATTCGTTTCTGTCTATTTCTAAATCATCTTTAAATTTATCATTTGATATTCTCGCCTGGATTCTCGAACCAATAGCTATCAAAAGGATGGTCACCATAGCTGTTAAAAATGCAATCTGCAATCGACTTGCATTTTGCACGTCTCCAAAAATACCAAGAAAATATCCAAGTGCAATATAAATAAAAGCAATCCTATTGATATATATTTCCGCTGCCTTTATTCTCACTTTTTCTTTACGTAATTTTACTTTTCCATTTTCAGCTTCTACAATGGCATCCTGTGAAAAGTAAGACTTCTTTATTTGCTCTTCTGGATTCTTCATATAATGAAAAATCAATAGTAATGCTCCTGCCAATTGGAATGCTATTGCTAATATATATCCAATATTAGTCCAACTAAATCCGTAAATAACTATTCGTATATCTATCATTTTTTTCCTCCCACACATTGAAATAAGCCCATTCCATAATATACTACCACTCCCTATTATGCAACTGAAAAATATTTATTTTCGAATAGTTTTATTTCTATGGTATAAATACAATCCGTCATCCTGAAGCACCCTTAATAATTAACTATGACGGCATGTAAAAAGCACCCCATATTTTGATATGAGATGCCTTTTCGGGGAGATATACATACAATGTCAAAAGATGAAACTGCCTTGCCTCTCTGGAAGTTCCATGATAGCATTTTACCACGGTTAAACCGAACAAAACGAACAAACTTTAAATTTATTCAACTTTTTTTCGTCTCATCACCAGTTCGAAGCCTGTATCTGGGTACGAAATAGAATATTCGTCGCAACCATCCATATTGCCCATAAACCATTCATAGGCTGCAGCAAGAACACATGCAGTCACATCCTCTTTTTTACCTGTCCACATATGTTTTTCTTTATCCTGAGTACCATAATAAATTGTGTTTGTAATAGGGCTTACCCCAAATCCCTTTGGCATTATTTCACCTGCTTTCTTCAAAAAACCTGTTATGCAGCATCCGACAGCCATCTGCAGTATACTTTTTGCCCATCCTGACTGCCACCTGAACCCAATTCAGGTCATCAATATACCTGTATCTGAGAATGCGGCGCATCTTACTGTCACTGACGCCGGCAATATACTCTTCGGCCGCGTTCACCAGTTCCAGCAGTTCATCCTCTTTCTCACGCAAGACAGCTTCTCTCTTTTCCAGTTGTCTTTCGTATCTGTAATATGCCGGGACAGGATATCCGGATATCGTTATTGATCCAATCGTGCCGTCTCTCCGGGTCCCCTTTACAGAATCCTTTACCGGCTCAAGCTTATCTATGTCATCCTGCAGCTTCCGGATCCGTCGCCGCAGATCCTTTACTTCTTCCACCAAATCGCTGTATTGAATTAATATGTCTTTATCCAACAGTATCCCCTCCCACTCAAAACGGGACAGCATAACGCCGTCCCTGGTTAATTGTTATTCACTTGCTACATTTCGCGTTCTTTTCTAATCCTTGCCGCCCATCTTCGCCATTTTGAATTATCGCATGATTCCAAAATGTGGACGCCGACCGCATCCGCCGCCACCAGAACATCTGCAAGCTCTTCAATTAGCTGCTCCGATGCAATCGATACATGTGTCGTTGTTGGATTGTCGGAAAGCTTTTCAGCCCTGATCAGCTTCAATGCTGCCTGTGACAGTTCTGCTGCTTCCTCTGCAAGCTGTTCAAGCAATGTTCTTTTGTCGATATGTTCAAGCACATATCTTTTATCGTCAATATAACTCATTTCATCACCTCGCCAATTACTAATGAAACTGTAAAAAGTATTAAATTTGTCAGCAAAAGGACCGATATAGTACCATACATTAAAGTCAACAGTCGTCTTCCTTGTATATAGAAATCCACAGACAGCATCGTACTCATAACTATAAGCAAGCTATATATTATTATTTTAGTTATTTCGCCTGCCATTCTCATTTCAGCACTGCCTCCCTTATCTTTCTGTATAACTTCAAGGCTTCCCACATTTCTGCTGCTTCTTCCCCAGTCATAAATACGACTTCTGTCTTATCTTTCACTTGCCTGCAGAACTCTTCATAACTCATGCCCACAATCTGCAGGCTATTGACCTTCAAAGCCTTAAGAACTGTCCTGCTTCTCAGTAATCCGGCATAAATAATTTTGTGATGTTCTTCTTCCTGTCCTTCATGTTGCTTGATCTCCCGATCAATCGCATACACTGCCGCTCCGAAAAAGGTTGCGTCCACTGCTTCATTCTTCATATTGCTTCAGCTCCTCCCAATCAATGCTCTGTCCCTTTAAAATCACCTAAAAGCTGTTTAGTTTTCAGCATCACTCTACCTCCTTCTGCCACCGAAGTAACGTGTAATATCAAGTGGGCTTTTACCGGGCAGGCTATCATTGTTTTTTCGGAGCGTGTGATATTCCAAGGCGCCAAGTCCGTATACGATAGGTTGTTTCATGAGTGGTGCAAGTTTTTCCAAATAGAAATTTTTACATCCCTCAAGCGAACAGCAATCTTTACACGGAGAATCAAATTGATGCCCGGTGCAATTTAACAGCTCACTAAATTGACTGAGATTATCGACTATGCATTTTTCATCATATATCGCATAGTTCATCACTCCACCCGCTTTTCCAACATATCTGCTTTGATTAACTCATACACTACATCTAATGCTGTTCTTCGATCACTATAATGGCAATTAGCCCTTTTGTGTATTCTTGGGTCATTCTCATGCCAATCATTTACGCAAAAACACACATCACTGACAAACAGCATTTTTGATCCTCTTGCAATACAAAGATAGTAGCATTCTGATTCTTTTGGAATCCCTTTACATCTTTTGAATCCAAACTTCTTAAATTCATTGGCTTTTACCTTTGGCATTAGCATAATCATTCTCCTTTGTATCGTTCCGGCAGTGGCATCATTATCCCTCCCAGTTTCCTGTGTAATCCTTTGTATCCACAAATCTTATATAAGCCGGATACACCTGCCCCACTGTTCCGTCCAAATATTCCACGATTCCCAGTGTGGTCGCTATCTCTCCGCCTGAATTTCCTCCCAGCATGATCGATGGACCAACTACCTGCTTAATTTGTACCCAGCCATGGAACAGCGCGGCTTTTTCCACTTTCCTGTCATCATTCTGTTTTCCCTTTTTTCTTTTATCGTCAATCGTTACCATGCATTTTCTGTATCTGTTTTTTCTTTGATGTTTCATAATCAATTCACCTTCATAAATCTATCCATGAGCTGTTTCTGTCACTTTCTCTCTTCTTTGTATTCCTCGTTCCAGCATTTCTTGCAGTCGGAATTCGTGTTTAGTCTTTTTCTGCGGACACATTCTGTTATGTTTTCTCCCTTCGTTCCTAAAAACGGATAATCATCTGGACACCCGCACACGCCGCCCAGGAATCCTCTCCTTACTTTCTCCGGATACACCTTTGCCACTTTCTCTTTTTTAGTCAATGTAATTCCTCCCAAACTTTTTCATAAATTCTTCCCTTGTATGCGTTTCCTCGAACACCTGCTGCCCGTCTTTTTGCAAAAGACGCATATTGTCGATATTATTGTGCACCGCTTCCGGACCATCAACGTGATGTCTGAGGCAGAGATAGACTTTTAATCCTTCTGCCTCTGACAACGACCTGTTCGGCCCGCCAAATATGTGATGTTCATGCAGCGTTCGATGCAGTCTTATGTCTCCATTCAACTTCGCACACAGATAGCACACCCCATCTTTCTGCTGCATTTTACTCCTCATACTCTTTTCCTCTCGGTATGATATCGATGCCCTGCAATGCTTCTAACGTCTTTTTGTTCTTCTCATCTCTTCTGAATACCGTTCTTAATACGCATACATTGTTTTTCCACAAGATTCCTTTAACCGGATCATAAAACGGTTCTTCTACTGCATATTCTCCGCTTCGTTTCAGACATTCATCATTGTCAATGATATTTATAAATACATTATTGACCGCATACACCATCCCTGTTCCCTGGTCCTGCAACAATCTTAATGTCGTTCCTCCCTGTCCGATCATTAGGACATCCGTGATCGTCAATGTATCGCATCCTTCAAATTCTTCCGTTTCTACTTCCAATTTTCTTCCTACTTCCAGTTGGTTTCCTTCTTTGTTTGCCGCGAATCGTTCTCCCGGAAGCGGTAATTCTCCGATCAAAGAGATGATATCTCCCATTGTCTCTTTTGGGATAAAGTCTTTCTTAACGCCCACTTCCCAATAAGATCCTGCAATATACAGCCAGCCCTCTCCATTCATTGCCACTGTCAATTTGTCTTTGTACGCCTGCGTCATTAACTTTTTCAAAATACTCTTTCTTAAAAACATCTTTTCTCCTCCTTAGCTGAACGGCAGTTCTTCATCAATACCATCCGGGATATTCATGAAGCCGTCTTCTGTCATTTTCTGGTTAAATGCTGCTTCATTTCTTTCGGCGTCTATCTTTTTCTCAACAAATTCCTGTCTTTCTATGATCACCTCCGTCATGTACACTTTTCGGCCGTCTCTATCTGTGTAGCTCCCTGTCTGAATTCTTCCTTCTACCGCAATCTTCGTTCCTTTTCTCAGATATTTCTCGGCAAATTCTGCGCTCTTTCCGAACGCGACACATCTGATAAAATCCGCCTGATCATTGATTCTATTGACAGCTAACGTGTATCTCGCTACCATTTTCCCGTCTTGTGATGTTCTTACATCTGGATCTCTTGCCAGACGCCCGATCAATATTGCTTTATTCATCTAAACCTCCTCTTTCAGCCATTCCCGAATTGCTTTTATTCCTTTTTTCCGCTATCCGTCAAAGTCACCTGCTGCCCGTCTCCGCCAAATGTATATCGGTTTCTGATCCGGATTGCTCTCTGTGTTCCCGGTTCTTCATCTGTCTCCGGGATGCCTCATCAATCATGTCGATGAGATGCTTTCCTGCCTCATTGAATGCTTTCTTGAAACTCTCAGCTGTCCTATGGATTGTTTCTCCTGCCTCATTGAATGCTTTTCTCATTTCATCTACTGTCATTCGCAGTGTTTCTGGATCGAAATCATGTAATTTCACGGTTTTCTGTGTCTCCTGTCTCCACTTTTCTGGCGCTGTTTTTGGTGGATTGCATCCATGTATCTTTTTATATCGTTTCTTCGCCTGTCGTTTGTTCATTCTTCCCTCTTTCCGCTCTTTCCGCCAATACCCTGACCGCTATTGCCGCCGCAAAATCCGTTCCCAGTCCTGATTCTTCACACTCATTTTCAACTCGCCTGAAAAATTTTTCTATTTTTTCTGTTACTCTCACTAATGCCCTTGTCATTTCTTCAAGCTTTTTCTGGTCACAGATTTCAATCACATTGTCTGCTCTGTACTGTGGCAACTCGTCTATGACATATTCCATTGACTGATAGCACATATCTACTATGGCTTTTTCTTCTTTCTTTTCGTAACACGCTTTTGTACCGCCCATATCATCTTCCAGTGCTTCAAGCACGTCGCTCTTGATTATGTATCCCATGTTATCCCTCCATCGGTTTTCCAAACCTGTCAACCTTTTCACTGAGCCATTTGCACAAATCTATTCTCCAATCTTAACTCCATCTTCCAGCAACAAGTCAACATACTTGAATGCACTTACACATTTACCAACCTGTACTGCGAAGATATGTTTATATTTACCAATTATCGGACATCTCTTTGCCGTGTTGTATGTATAGCCATCTTCGTCTTCTACGGTATCGACAAGTACTGCATCTCCAACACTCAGACTATTCATAACTTCATCTATCATCTCAAAAGTTATCCTGCCGGCTGGAGGCTTCCGCCTGCCGGTTGTACGATAACCATGACCCATGTCCGTGTTATTAATAATGGCACTCACATAGCGTTGCGATAATCCTTTAGTACTGGCAATATCTTTTCTGGTCATGCCCTGTTCGAAATACATTCGCTTAACTTCCTCGCGTTCGGCTTCGCTAATTTTCATAAGAGCCTCCTTTCTACCTTGCCGGATATCTGTACTTCCAGCATGTCATAATATAGTAATGCTGTCCGGATATATTCAGGCTTATCACCTGCCCGTCTGGCAATACCACGCAAAGCATTGAATGCCTTTTCCCAATCCTCAGCTGTATCCGTCATATGCGTACGACAATTGTCATACACTTTTTCAAATTGTGTCATTAAATCCATCTATTTGCCCTCGCCTGTAACAGTCAGTATCAGATTTTATCCCTCAGTAACTCAAATACGTTACCACCTTAAAGCCTTTATTTATGTGGTTTTACGCTATTTTGTAACAGGGTAACATGCGTTTTGTTATCTATGAAAAGAAAAATATATTTTATCTCCGGAAAAATATATATATTTTTTTCTCCCTATATAGCATGATTTTTGGTTGATACCGCTGTTACATTGTTACGTTATTTGAATGGCAGTTCTACATCGTCCGCCTGCCTAAAGCCGTCTTCGTCGATATCTGCATCCAGTTTAAGCCAGACACAGCGGTTGTTCTTGCCGGCAATCTTCTTCTGTCTGGTCGGATTACCAAGCGAATCAGACATGATCAGCTTGTTTCTGGCTGCCCATGATAGGAAAGAAGCCTTGGAAAATCCACCGTTTCTGCACAGCTCGTCAAATGCCCGGTTGTAAAAGATGGCATATCCGTCTTCAAGAACGCCCCATTTTTCTATATTGCCGTCCGGTTCAAAACGGACATGATTCATCGCTACTTTATCTTGAATATATTCATAACAGCGCACGTTGTCTGAAACAATCTTCCTGTCTGTAAGCAGCTTCTCAGCCTCTTCCAGGGTGATATTACAATTGTCCTTAAAGATATACTCTGTTGCGATTCTGTCCGCTGTAAGGACGATGGAAAGCGACAGCGCCTGTTTCTCCATCTTGTCATTAGACTGCAGTTCCTGCTTGAACACTTCTTGCACAGCACGGATTTTCTCGATGCCCATCTTTTTGATGATCGCAATAAAGGCTTTGCCGGCATAACCATAGTTTTTCTTTACAATATCGGCCGTTTTGCCGGGATCCTGAAATACTTTTTCACCACATTCCACTTCTATAATCCTGTTGATTGCTCCTCCCTGTTCTACATAAGCAGACAACGGACGTTCGCCATTGCAAATGATCACATTGCGCCACCGGTTTTCCCTGTTGATGCCTAGATCCTTGTTGGAACGGCTCTTGCCCTTTCCGGAGCAAAGATCATAAACAACACCTTCAAAGTTATCCCGAATCCTGGCCGATGTCTTACTGGTATCATCTAAAAGCATCGGTAGATTGTTTAGCATATCCGCTTTTGCTTCCAAAGCAACGTCTGTGCTCTTGAAATCGCCTATGTACTGTGATTCATCAGGATTTGCCCAGACAGATGCAGCAACCATCAGAGACACCGTCTTGCCGCCTTCCGTTTCTCCCCACAGGTCTACAAAAAACGGGAGCCCGCCTAGCGGCTGCAGCAGTACACTTGCAAAGGATGCAGCCAGCAAAAACTTCACTTCCATTCGGCCAGACCGGCGCAATGACCGGATATGTTCCAGCCACACTGCTGCGGATCCGCGTTCTGTAATGGCATCAAATATATTCTTAAACCGGAAATCCCCGTCAAAAACAATGTCTGTGTCATAAGGCAGAAACTCTTGACCGTGCCATCCAAGCTTGCTGCTGGAGTACTGCATGGCGATGTAATCATCGTTTAGGTTTTCCACATCTGACAGATATTTGACCAGAAGCTTTGCATTCTCGCTTGTAACGGAAATGCCTCTTCCTGATAGAGCAACAATCTTATTTGCCGATGTGATCATTGTTTTTGGTACTGTAATCTCATCCCATCGGCCGTTCCGAAAATAAGCCAGTTTGATCTGTTCTTCGCCGGTTTCAAGATTCTTCATCCGCTCCACAGGAAGTATAGGATGATAGCAGGCCACCTGATCAATAGAACTGTTGGACTGGCTGTAGATGCCGCTCAATTTCGCGATCCATGCACCGCATGCCAGTTCATCATAAGGACCTTGGAAATTCGTATAATTATCCAATGTACAGATCTGGTTCTCTTGCATTTTCTTCTGCTTCATTTCTTTGTCCGCTTTCTCGTAAGCTGACAGCAGATCCTTAAAATCCTGCGCCACCTTAAGTACTTTTGCCCGCTCTTTCAATGCAATCTTTAAGCGCGTCCTTTTTACCTGATCCTGCATATCCAGCAGCTCCGTGAAAACAGATTCGTCCAATATGTCGTCAACAGTCATTTCATCTAAAGGTTTCATCTCCTGCCACACCTCCCTTCTTGTGGATTTGCTCGTATGTTATCAATTCTTTTTGCAAGGCATTGTAGCTTTCACACCACTCATCACTGAGAGGCTGAGAACGGCTTATAGATGTCCTGTAGATATCGATCAGGTTAATGTTGTGCTGAACCGTTTCCTGCCTCTTTTGCTCCCGAATCCGGCGTTCTTCCTTAGCCTTCTGGGACTTATAAACGGCCAGCCTTGCTTGGGCCTTAGAGCGTTTTTTTTTGCACTCATATTCACCGCCGAGAAAAAGAAAGGCCTCTTTAAAGCTCATGCCGTCCATTTTGCGGACGAAATCAAACACATCACCTGCTGCGCCACACCCGAAACAGTAAAAGCTGTCTTTATAAATCTTCAAAGAAGCATTTCTGTCGCCCTTATGGAACGGACACACGATAAAACCGGCCCTGTTAGGATAAAGCCCATATCTTTCAACCAGTTCCTCCATAAATACGGTTCTTTTTATTTCTTCAGATGTCATATGTGCCGCCTAGAATCTGGATAATTCTTTTCCCCGTTTCTTCCTTGTCGCAGAACAAAAACTTGCACCCGTATTTCCGTTCTTGGGTCTGAAGGATCTTGCAAAGTGTCTCGCCTGTAGTAGCCTTTGTCTCGACTTCTTCCCAACGTCCTGTATCCGGATTCTTTCGGCGCTTCCAACGTCTCGGATTCTCCCAGAACATGACATCAGCCATACTCTTGATACCTTTACCGTGTTCACATAGAAAAATCAGCTGGATCTCATTCCGCTGTGCCAGAAGCATTTCCCTCCGGAATCTTTCATGGTCAGAAGTTACGTTGCTGCACAACTCGGACAGATTCTGTTTTCGGTCAACAATTACGCGGGGATTGTCGTAATTCATGTAATCCCCCACCAGTAACTTGCTGATAGGATGCTTGATGTCCTGCCGGTCAAATTCGGCCAGGATCTTTTTGATTGCCCGGGCCTTTTCCCGGCTGTCAATCTGTATGATCATGTTTCATGTCTCCTTTTAGCTAAATGGCAGCTCTTCATCGAGTTCGGTTGGAATATTCATCCAGCCATCTGCGGACTGTGCCTGATTCGGATTTGGCCGGCCCGCTGCTCCTTGAGTATTCTGCTGTCCGCTTTCGCTGCCTTTGCTTTCGGCAAAAGCTACCGTCTGGGCAATGACATCTGTCGTATAGACTTTTACCCCGTCTTGATTTGTATAACTGCCTGTCTGGATAGAACCAACCAGCTCCATCTTTTTGCCTTTCCAGAAATATTTTTCGATGAATTCTGCAGTTTTTCCGAAGGCTTTACAATTAATAAAATCCGCTGTCGGTCCGTTGTCGCTTTTATACTGGCGGTCAACAGCGATGGTAAACCTCGCTATCGTATGGCCATTGTCTGTATACCGGACTTCCGGATCTCTTGTTAATCTTCCTGTCAGCTGTACACTATTCACGCGGTGCCACGTCCTTTCTGTCCGGTGTCTTTTCAAATTTCTTCATAACAGCTTTATATTCAGTGATTGTCATTTCACTTACTTTCTTTGCTTTTACGGCACGCATTCCGAGGATTGCTTCATCGCTTACTCCGGTTCTAATCTGCTGCTCGCGAATGGTCTGCAGCATAACCGGTGTGATTCTTTCCTCTGTGGAAATATCCTGACTTACTTCCGGCTTCTGCTCAGGTGCTGGCTTTTGTGCCGGCTGCTGCTTCGGTGCAACTGTCTGCGTGACAATCTCTTCTGCAGGACTGTTTGCATCCGGATCCTGCATCTCTTCTGTTGGGATGCAGAACACTTGAAAGCATGCATATTTATATGCTATAGACATGGCCTTGTTTGTTCCCTTGTCCCCCATGTCCATGGCTTCACCGTAAATAATCGTTTCAATATGGCTGCCATCACTGGCATAGAAAGTAAATTTTACTTTCAGCATAACCTTTACGATAGTGGCGCCTTTACTGGTCTTTCCTACTTCCGTGCATTCTCGCTGCAGGATGAGCGGAACAATAAATACACCATTTTTTGCCAGTGCCGGATTCAGGGCGTTAAAAACATCATCCACTGATCTGTATTTGAATCCCTGCTGCCGATTAACCTTGTCTTTTCCGACAGCGCCGACATCAGCAATAACTTTTGGAATAGCCTCATAGATCAGGCCGCTTGATGAATTACTCATTCTCGTCCCTCCTCTCGAAAAAGATACCAATACTGTTAAATGCTATTTCAACCTGCTCCAGTTCTCCCGGTGTGGCCACGACTCTGTAAAATACTGTCCGTGTATGCGGCTGTTCAAATGGCAGGTCATCTACTGCAAAACCTTCTGTATCAAATCCGGATTCTTCAGATGTTTCCGGTTCTGGAATATTATGTGCAAGTGTCCGCTGCTTTTCGGTAGCTTTTTCCGCTGCCTTTCTACGCTCCTCTTCACGGATACGTTCTTCTGCAGCAATCCGTTCACGCTCTTCCTGACGGATTCTCTCAAGTTCCTGCCGGTGTTTCTGTTCTTCCGCAGCTTTCCGGCGCTCTTCTTCACGCTTCAGAATTTCTTCTTTCTGGAACTCGTAAGCCGCAATGACCATAGATGCTTTTGCCAGATCATGTGTCTTTTTATATTCCTCAAGCGCCTTCGGAACAGCTTCAGATGTATTGGCTTTAATAACTTCAATATCATTCCGGATGCGGCTAACCTGTCCGGTCAGATCGGTTTTCCATGCTTTAGTGGAAGTTGAAGCGTTTTCCCAATGGCTGTCGTAAATCTGATCAAGAGAAACATACTCCAGCAGATCAGATGCGACATCTCCAAAGAATTCTTCAATCTCTTTGCGTCGTGCTGCCTTTCTTTGTTCTTCCATTTCCTTGATCTGGGCATCGATCAGACTGATAGGTTCATCAATCAGCTGCAGAAGTTCTTTTGCTTTAGATTCAAACTCTTCGTAAGGTCCCATCCATTCTTTTTTTACTTCCTTACGGCGGTCATCCAGTGCCTTTCTGATTTTTCTCAGTGTTGCAAGTTCGCCTTTCGCCTGGGTCTTATATTCTTCGGAAAACTTCGCGTTTTTATATAATTCCATAGACTGCGCCAGTACTGCTTTTTGTTCCTCAAAATTTGTATCGATTTTGCCTGGTATGATATTGGCCAGGATTCTCAGTTCATTCATTATTTGTCTCCTTTCTGACTAAGACCGAGAAGCGCTCTTAGCGGTTTTGCGTCAATATAGCTGTCTTCTTCAAGTGCGATAATGGCCGTTATATTTGCCAGAGTGGCAAGTGCTCTGATTCCCTGCGTATAAACACTGAGTGGAATCGGGATATAATAATCCTGGTCTTTGACAGGATAAATATTTGTGCTATAATCATCTTGAAGTATTTTTTCTTTTTTGGCTGACTGGCTGGCGGGCTGGTCGGCCTTTCTGTTGTCAATAATCATCTTGTTCTAACCTCCTGTTTAATTCTGATAATTTTGCGGATGTTTCCCGCATTTTTGCCTGTAACTCTATGTATTGCTTTTGCATCTGGTTGTATTCAGATATCAGATCATAATACTCTTGCGGCTTTTTAATCTTCTTCATAGTATTTCTCGGCACTGGCCATGATCCCGAAGAAACCACCAACCATAATAAAGAAACATACAACCAGTAACAATTGCCACCAGCGTTCAACCACATCCAGTCTCAAAGATAAAAAGATACCGGCTGCCATATAGGCTATGCATGTAATCTCACAGGCTGTCAGTTTAGATGGATTCGCTGTTGACTTTTGTTCTTCCTCTGCCTGTATTGGATGATACGGTGGTGTTTTCCTGGTGGCGTTCATCTTACTTATATCCGCAAACTTAAGATTGCTCACTTTTATTCCTCCTTATAATGGCTGCTGTTTTCTTGCAAATATAATCTTGACATCAAGTGCATCCAACACGGAATACAGTTCTCCAAGTGTGAACGTATTCGGTGATTTTAATTTATTTACTAAGGTTCTGCTTGTGAACCCGGCCTTGACAGAGATCTGCTCCGGATCCTTATTGAACCGACACATCTCGCCTTCGATCAGGCCTCGCACATAATCTTCTCGTTCCTTTTTCTTTGGAACAGAAACTAATGATTTTACCATGCTCTCCGCCTCCTTAATAAAATGTACGTATTTGCATAACGCACACATCGTAATTCGGATTTCTCCGCTGAATAACTTCTTTCAACTTCTCAGACTTTTCTCTGGTAAACTTCAATGCCCGATGAATGGCATTATCAAACGACAGACCGCCATTCTCTTTGCCGACAAGAACATAAATCTTATCCTTCTGGTAGATTGCTACTGTGAATTCTTCTTCCATGGTTATCCCCTCCTTCTGTTGATTTTCTTCTCTGAATCTCCTATACTTTGATTACAGGCACTGCCATGCCGAGTACTGAAGAAAGGAGACGCTTATGGACAGTACAATTATTGTTGCTGCAATTTCCGTCATTGGATCGTTTACACTGGTATACCTTAATTCTGTGAAAGAAACCTCAAATAGAAAATATGAAATCCGAAAAGAACAACTTTCAAAATTTTACATACCGTTCTATCAAAGATATTGTGCCGGACTATTTCCACAAAATCAGCTGAGTGCTATGTCCTCTGAAGCACGCGCCAGATTTTTCAATCTAATAACGCAAAACATATATCTTATGGAGCCACTTTCTCAGGCAATGTATTCTGATTTTTATTCAGCCTACCTTGATTTACTGGAAGCCGAAAATAATAATCCGGAATATTCCTTAGAGGAAAGTTCACGAAAGCTGGATACTATTTTTAATAAACTATCAAGGCAAATTCTTATCGAGTACAAAGGTATATTAAAGAAATGCCATCTGCCAGTGCCTTTAATATAAGGCCAACGTATTTCTTTTCTTTGTAATAGTAAAGTGCAGAAATGATGTTCATGATTAACACAATTCCTATTACCGCTGTGTCGATCATGAATCCTCTCTTTCTGCTGAAATCAGCTCTCCTATCACAACCTCAAAGTTATTTTCCATATTGCTCATTTCATCATCCCATCGTTATCCTGTTTAAAGTTCACTTGTAAAACCTCATCATCAAATTGGCGAGAAATCTTCAAAATGAATTTTGATAAAACTATAAGAGCCTTTTCATTTTCTTTATTCGCCATCTTTTCTTGCGCTGATAGCAGATTTTTTATTGCCCGCTCTCTTATAAATGAACCATAATTTGTTTGCATCACCTATCCCTCCTCTCTGTCTGGTTTGCATCTATTCTTGTAAGTCTATCCCGCCTTTGATATAATTTTTAGTAATTACTTATTTCGAAAGGATGATATCATGAAAAAAACTACTCCTAAATCTAAGTTTTCGACCGTTATCTCGACGCTAATAATTGGTTTTATCGGTTCTGCAATATGGGAACTTATTTTATCTCCTCTTGCGCATTTGAGCCTTAATAAAGTATTTGAGGGATTGATTGGCATTTCCACAATTATCGGTAATTGGTATGCCAAAAAACTAGCTACATACGGAACAACCTCATTACTTCTTAGCATCAGAACAATTGTGCTCTGTTGTTTAATTTTTAGCCTTTATACATATGGCTTAAATATAAAGCTCTTTTTCAAAAGTTACATTTTTGTCTTTTTCCTTGGCATAATTTTTGTGATTGATTTTGCTTTTGATGCACAATTTGCATCTGCTTCAAAAGTAATGACATACAACATAGAAATTGTGTCTCCTTATGTATCTGACTTTGAATATAAAAAATTGAAATCAGATTTTTACTCAATGAATACTTATGATGAGTATGCCGCAATAAAGTTAGCATTGAATAAAATAGCTGAAGACAATAATCTTACTTTAAAATAGCCATTTTCCCAGTTCCCACCCAATAATGGCAGCAACTACTTGAGGTATTAAATATAAAAACTTTAATGCCTCTTTTTTCATCACCTATCCCTCCTCTCTTTCGTCATCAAACAAATAATCCATCAATTACGCTAGTTGCATTTTCCGTTTTTCTCTCCTATACTGTATCTACAAGGTGTTATACCACCTGAGTTTATAGAAAGGAGACAAGCTTATATGTCCAATTTTTACGCTCAAATTTGTTCTAACGGACACGTTTTAATCAATCGACACTCTTCCGACGATAACGAATATTGCGAAATTTGCGGTGCGAAAATGTTATCAAAATGTCCTAACTGCAATTCCACAATTCGCGAATGGCACTATAATGGCGTTACCGTTTTAGGCTCTGTCAAATATGAACGGCCTAACTACTGCAAATCTTGCGGAAAAGCCTATCCTTGGACTGAGGCAGCTTTACAAAGTACTGCCTTGCTTATACAAGAAGAAGAGGAATTATCAGAGCAATTAAAAGTCTCTCTTGTGGAATCTCTTCCAGACATTATCACAGAAACGCCGAAGACCAATCTTGCGGTTGTTAGGGTAAAAAAATGTTTTGCAAGTGCCGGTAAATTTACTGTTGATGCAGTCCGTCAATTTGCTATCGATTTTGGTTGTGAACTTGCCAAAAAATCACTTGGACTTTAATATCCTATATAGTCCATACCCAGGACAACTATCTTCACCACAAGAAAAGTTGTCCTTTTTTAATACCCAACACTTGCAAGTGGATTTCAATTTTGTGCTACATATTCCGCAAAAATTGGCATCTTCATTTTGCACATTTCCACATTTTGGACATTTCATCTTCTCATCACCTATCCCTCCTCTCTATCTGGTTCGAATGAATCAACAGGAACTCCAAGAGCTTCACAAATCATGAAATACTCTTCTACGCTCATCTTGCGCTTACCATTAAGCAATGGGCTCAGCATATTCATTGGCATTCCAATCTTTTCAGACAAAAAAGAATACTTAATTCCATTATCATCTAAATATTTTTTGACTCTAAGACCAATCAAAATTTTACCCTCCTCTCTGAAACTTCATATTTTATGAAGCTAATATTATAATATGTCATGATTTATGAAATGTCAATAAGTTTTTCATATTTTGTGAAGTTTTTTTCTTGTATTTATGAAAATAATGTGCTAATATCCTATTAAAAGGAGGTAGCGATAATGGGAGAAAATATTAAAGAAACTGTCGCGAAGAATTTGCTCTACTATAGAAAAAAGAATAAGATAACTCAAAAAGAACTTGCTGATAAATTAGGCGTAAAACACAATGCTATTTCTTCTTGGGAGAATGGAGTGAATTCTATTGATATAGATACTCTTTTCCGTGTGTGTCAGATTTTCGGTGTTACAGTCAACGATATGTATGGAATGCATAGTGACTACCAGCCAACTACTATCGCTGCTCACTTCGATGGTGATAAATTCACACCAGAACAAATCGAAAGAATCAAAGCCTTTGCTGCTTTTATTCAAGAAGAAGAAAAAATGAAAGCCAAAAATAAAACCGCTTCTGATGATAAAAAGGAGTGATCTGTTTGAACAATTACGAAAGATTACTGCAGGAGGCTGCTGATAGCGGTGTCTTCGTTCATGAAGCATTCGATCTTAATAGTGATTCTACATCTTCAGAACGAGTGAATGGCCTCTATATGGACGGATATATTGCTTTGGATTCTGGATTAGACACAACTGCTGAACGCGCTGGCACTCTCGCCGAGGAACTTGGTCATCATTATACGAGCCATGGCAATATTATGAACACGGATGATGTAAACAGCCGCCAACAAGAATATGATGCCCGGCTGTGGGGCTACAATAATCTGGTTGGGCTACAAGGTATTATCCGTGCCTTTGAACATGGCTGCCGCAACCGATATGAAATGGCTGGATTTCTGGAAGTAACTGAAGAATATTTGAAAGAAGCACTGAAATGTTACAGGAGCAAATATGGGGTATATAAGGTTGTTGATAATTATGCGATTACTTTTATTCCGAATTTGACTGTAACGAAATTGTTTTGATTAAAGTGGAGGACTATATGAATAATACTGTATTAGATAAAGTTGTCGCCAGCCGACGTCTTCCTATTCTCTTTATAGGATCTGGTATCTCAAAACGATATTTGTACCATTATCCTAATTGGGAAGAATTACTGGAACTGTCATTCAAAAAATATAATCCTGATTTGTTCCAATTACAAAAACACAAAGATTCAATGGAACGCCAGGGACTAGATTCTTTTGAAATCAATACAAAAATTGCTTCCATCATTGAAGATGAATTTAATGCCGCATATTTTGACAGAAAGATTCGTTTAAACATCGGCAATCCCAAAAATCCAAGCTGGGTAAAACGTGGAATTTCTCCATTCAAGATGTTCCTGGCATCCTATTTTAGAAAAATGCGGCTAAACACTAATTCAACTTTGCAAGAAGAACTAAGTAAATTCCGTCAACTTAAAAATAGAATTTCAGCCGTCATCACTACTAATTATGATTTATTCCTAGAGAATGAAGTTTTTTCAAATGACTACACCGTATTTGTCAATCAAAACGAGCTATTCGGAGCAGATAGTTATAACATAGCTGAAATATACAAAATCCATGGTTCTGCTTCAGATGCAAAATCAATCGTAATCACCGAACAAGATTATAATGATTTTCGTGAGTCTAGGAAATTAATTATTGCGAAAATGCTAACACTTTTTGCAGAATCACCTATCATTTTTATGGGATATTCCTTTAGTGATGAAAATATTCAATCCATTATTGTTGATTTTCTGGACTGTCTGTCCAAAAATGATCTTGAAAATATAAGCGAACATTTTATTTTCATCAGCTACAAAAAGGGCGAACAGAATTTATCCGAAATAAAACGCACCATTATGACTTCATCAAACAAGGAAATACCTATAACCGAAATTCAAACAGATAATTTTTCATTGGTATTTGATACTTTAAATAAAATAACACCTGGGATTTCACCTTTACGAGTGCGAGAAACCAAGCGAGTCATAAAAACAATTGTAGATGCGAATGTTAATTCAGAAGTAGCTGAATCAGTTATTGTCGGCATCGATGATCTCGAGAATTATGATTTATCAGGAAAGCCGCTAGCCATAGCCATTGGATATAAAGAAAATATCTTGAGTAAGTTCGGCTATGGTGTATTTGATGAAGAAATGATATGGGAAGACATCCTGTATGACAACAAAGGTTTCGACAGCACCAGAATGTGTATGGAACGTTTTAAATCTATTCCAATCACGCGTTTGCTGCCAGTATTCAAATATTTGAGATTTACAGATTGCCCTCTCGATTCAGACAGCAAATTAAGTAAATATGTAGCAGCTCATAATACTTTGGAGTTGATTATTTCCAAAAACATTGAGAAAAGTTTGAAAAATGTTGCTATATTAACAACTTACGAAGAATTATTAAATGCAATTTCCCAGCAATCAGATTTTAATAAAAAAGCAGGACTATTGCTTAAGAATATTTCATCTTTCAGCATTGAAGAAATACGTAAAATTTGTTGTATATTATTCGATTCAGGAACTACAGAAGAAAAGAAATCTTCTACCAATTTCAAGCGTTGCGTTATGTGCCTTGACTTGTTAGAAAATTACAATCCAAACAAATAAGAAAAGTCATTGAACCTTTTCTGGTATACACCAAAAACATCAATGACCTTTTCTACAAATATAACCGAAACACTTATAGTTTTGTGTTTACTAAAGTATACAGCTAAATAAAAGTTTTATTGCAACTTTTTTCAATTAGCTTGGCTATATAATACTATATTATGCTTTAAATGTCAAGACATGTGTTCTATTTAAAAGAACCCAGAAAGACTCAGAAGAACTTAGAAGGACTCAGAAAAGCGCCAAACAGCTCATTTTAATTAATAGCAAACCTAACCTATTCATTGAAAATAAAACCGCCCGGTGTTACCAGCACCGAACGGCTTCACATAGATTTCTTGTACAAGCCGGAGCTTGTGATCAATACATCCTAGACAAGTGTATTGTATCACAAAAATCCGGCACCGTACAGGTGTATTTTTTATACCCATTTTAAAAGATTGGAGTGATACATATGGCAACACCGAAAAAACTTCCTTCAGGCAACTGGCGTGTCCGTGTCTATGATTATACTGATGAATCAAGTGTTAGACACTACCGCTCTTTCACTGCTGCAACGAAGAAAGAATGTTCTTACATGGCAGCGGAATTTTCACAGAACAAAACCCGCATTGCTGCAGGTGATTTGACCGTTGCCGAGGCTATTGATGAATACATACGTGTCAAATCAGAAGTTTTATCTCACAGTACGATCAGGGGTTATCAGACACAGCGCAAAAACTACTATAAAAGTATCGAAACCATACGGATCCGGACATTGACTACGCCTGTCGTACAGGAATGGATCAATCGTCTGGCAGGAAGACTTTCACCGAAAACTGTATCCAACGTGAACGGATTGTTGATGGCTGCACTTGCCATGTTTGCTCCGGAACTCAGGATCAGCGTAACTCTGCCAAGAAAAATACCCGCACAGCTTTATACACCATCTGATTCAGATATAAAAGCTTTGTTGGCTGCCATTGATGATGACGAGCTTTACTTAGCTGTCTTACTGGCCGCCTTCGGTCCATTGCGCCGTGGCGAGCTGTGCGCCTTAGAAAGCAGTGATGTACATGATAACTATATATCTGTTAATAAATGCATGGTAAAGGATTCTGACGGCATCTGGCACGCTCAGCCGCGTCCAAAAACAGATGCTTCTTTCCGTACAGTAGACTTTCCGGAATTTGTCATAGAACACATTCCCCAAAAAGAAGGCCGGATTTTTGACTGCAATCCGGATAACATAACCAACCGGTTTCACCGTACCATCCAAAGGAACAATCTTTCACCATTCCGCTTTCATGATCTCAGACACCCGTATGTCAAGCCCACGACAAAAAAATTTATAACTTTTTTTGAAGTTTTTCGGGCAGCCTCATAGCTGCCCATAGCTGTTTCAAATGGGTGTTCACGGTTATACCTCCTTTTCGGATTCCTTAGTTTCTAAGAAATCCTGTGTTGCATATTCAATCTCAATCCGATCTCCTGGAAAGACGTAAACTTTGTTGATAAGCCGGTCAATCAGAGCTTTTGTCAGCATGTTGGCGTTTCCGACTTCCTGCACAATTTCCTGTTGTTTCAGCTTAATCTCATAATCACTTTTTATCTGCTTTGTCTGTGCAGTGATGACAGCATGAACATTTTTGGCTTGTACCAGTTCCGTGTCATAAACCGCTTTTCGTGTTCGATAGGTTTCCAAATCAATCTCTCCGAGTGCATACTGCTCATAAAGATGCCGCTTGCTGTCTTGAATAGAACGGAGTTTTTCTTCATGTTCGGCCTGCTGGACTGTCTGCAAATCCAATTTATCCTTATTGCTATCAATTCCCAATGCCGGACACATTTGAGCCCGAATTGTTTCAAATACAACCTGCTCCAGATCTGCCATCTTTATGCGCACACCATGACAAGGAAGCGTTTCAGCCACCTCGGAATGACGGCAATAAAACCACGCACCATTTCGTAGAGACATTGCATGATCGCAGCATCCACAGAATACCTTACCACGGAGCAGATAATCACGCGGCTTTTTATTTAACAGAGAGAAACGCTTAATAGAAGCATTGGCTTTCTCAAATAGATCCACACTTACAATAGCCGGATGATGGTTCGGTATTTTGAACCACTCACTTTCATCCTTTAACTGTGTATGTCGGCTGCCAATCTCTTTTACCTTTCTCTTGCCAATTACATAGGTACCGATATATCTTTGATCTTCTAAAATACGCAGGACCGTTGATGTACTCCAAACGCCGTTTGTTCGGGAAACATTGTAATAGTCCTTGCCTTTAAGTTTGCGATATTCCCCAGGGGTGGGGATATTCATAGCATACAATCTTCTTGTGATCTCGGCTGCGGTGTTGCCTTCAGACGCCCATTGAAATATCATCTGCACATTCGGGGCAACATCCTCGTCCGGTTCCATACGTCCGTCTGCACTCTTGCGATAGCCGTAAGGACAGATGACACTCTGATATTCTCCACGACGCATCTTTGCGTATTTTGCACTTTTGGTTTTCATGGACATATCCCGGCTATAACACTCGCTAATAAGATACTTGAAAGCAATATCAATCCCTCCGGTATCACCTTTGAAATTAGCCGTGTCAAAATCATCACTGACGGAAATAAAACGGGTGTGGTAAAGAGGAAATACCCGCTCAATAAAATAGCCGGTTTCAATGCTGTTACGTCCAAATCGGGAAAGGTCTTTTACAATAATACAGTTGATCTTTCCAGCCTGAACCATTGTTAAAAGTTCCTGCACCGCCGGACGCTCAAAGTTTGTCCCTGTATGACCATTGTCAATAAATTCCAAAATCTCACTGTTATCCCATTCCGGCAGAGACATAGCTTTTTCACGAAGAATCAGTTTTTGATTTGGTATACTCAAACTTTCGGTTTTGAAATCTTCCACAGAAAGACGGATATAAAGGGCAATCACATAGTTGCGCACGGTTCCACCGCCTTTCCCTGAAATTCATTTTTGAAACGGAAGGTTACATGAATATTCCGCTCGTGGTCGATCTCAATTCGTTCAATGAGCCGTTCAATCAGTTCTGCAGTCAGTACATGATCCTGTGCCAGTGTTTTTGCATCCTTTTCCATTGCACGGTATCTGGCAAGCTGGTTGTCCAGGGAGTCCATAGATTTTTCAAATACTTCAATCTCACCAGACAGAGTATTGATAGCATGTTCATAATCCGCTTTCAATTCAAAGTATTCGTCATTTGTCAAAATACCCTGTACAAAATTTTCATATAGGCCACGGATCAGCCGGCGTGTTTTTTCAATTTCCTGTCGTTTGGCCGACATCTGAATTTTCAGCTTATCTTTTTCCTGTTTTTGTCTTGCCTCCAACTGAAAGAGTGGCAGCGACATTCCCAGCGCAACTGTCAGCTCTTTTTCAAGAATATCCGTAACAGTAGAAATCAGTTCTTTCTCCTGTATCATCGCACCTTTGCAGCTATCTTTTTCTACCCGGCTGTTTGTAAGGCAGTGGAACCAGTAAGTGTCGGGTCCTTTCCGGCGCTCGGCGCGTTGCCTGTGAAGGCTTCTGCCACAATCAGTACAGAACACTTTACCTTTGAAAATGTTTGGTGTGTAGGGACGTTTTGGAGTTGCTTTGCTTTCTTCACAGATCTGTTTTCTGTATTCCTGAACTGCATGAAACAACTCATGGCTGATGATCGGTTCATGGGTGCATTTTACAATAATCAGATTATCTTCTCCAGCCTTGACCTGCTGATGATCTACAATCTTTGTTTTCCCTTGCACCAGATCGCCTGTATAAACTTCGCTTTCTAAGATTTTCATCACTGTACGGGTCTGCCATTTGCCGCTTCCGATCAGTCCCGGACTGGTAATCTCGCCAGTGGTCTTTTTATAATGGCTCGGTGCCGGAATCCCCATCTCATTTAGGTTGCGGACAATCCGGTTCAGTGCCACATGTTCATGTGCCCATTCAAAAATCTGTTTTACTACAGGGGCAGTATTTTCATCAATCAGAAGTTTATGGCAATCATCCGGGTCTTTCCTGTAACCGTAAGGTGCCCGTGCACCAATATAGTCGCCATCTTTCATAGCCTGCCGCGCCTGTGCTTTGATTTTTCGCCCAATGTCCAGAGCATAGGCTTCATTGATCATATTTTTCAAAGGCAGCATGATACCGCCATGAAGATTTCCGGAATCCGCTGTGTCAAACTGATCCGTAACAGCAATGAACCGAACATTATGCGCATGAAAATATTGTTCGATATAATAACCTGTGTCAATAGAATTTCGCCCTAATCGGGAAAGATCCTTAACAATCACACAGTTAATGTGGCCTGCTTCAATATCAGATAGCATTTGCTGAAATCCAGGGCGGTGAAAATTTGTCCCTGTTGCTCCGTTGTCGATATAAGTATCATACACAACGAAGTCCGGTTTATCTGAAAGAAAGTCATTCAGTACCAACTTTTGGTTTTCTACTGAGCAGCCCCGCTTTTTGTTATCCTCCACAGAAAGACGGATATACAGAGCCACATGTACATACAAAGATGGTGCCGGCATGGGAGCTGCCGTCTGTTTTCTGCTTTTTCTTGCCATTTAGCCCACCATCCTTTCTTCGTTTTTTGTAGCAATCTGTTCCGCCAAAGAGATTGCTTTCTGATACTCATCCTGGTAATTAAATTCAATATGCAGTTCATCTTTACCCATTACCCGTATGCTTCGGATAAGCTGCATGACTGCCCGACGGTCAATACCCTCCATAGTAGAAAATTTCATAAAATGGTTGATCCAACGGTTTCGTTCGCTTCGGTTTTCCAATACATCTGTAAGTTTATCGTTCCATTCAGCGATTGCCTTTTGGAACAGTTCAATATCTGCATTGTATTTTCGCTTATAAGAGAGAAATTCTTCCTTTGTCAGAATTCCACTCACCAGATTTTCATAGAGTTTTGCCTTAAAGCCCTCGGTCTGTGCCACACGCTTTTCATTTACTCTGATCTGTGCGGCATATTCCTGCGCCAATTCCCGGTTGATCCGTTCCTGACTGATACTGGACAGCAGGGCATCCAGAGAAGCAACATTTTCAATATGTCCTTTCAAACTGTCCTGCACACATTCAATCAGATCCGACTCTTTCAGCATGACCGACGATGTGCAGCCATTCTTTTTGCCGGTCGGGCAGTAATAATAGTGATACTCTTTGTCTTTATAGCGGTTCGTCTTGCGGGTCATACGGCAGCCACAGCATCCGCAGATCAAAATACCGGAAAACAGGTAAACCTTATCCGATTTGGGAGAAGTCCTTGTGTCAATCCTGCGGAGCCGTTGCACCAGATCAAAATCGTGCTTTTGTATGATCGCTTCATGGGTTCCCTCCACACGAATCCATTCCGAAGAAGGTTTGTCCTCACGCTCTTTTAATTTGAAATGGGGCGTTGTCTGTTTGCCCTGGACCAGTGTTCCGGTGTAAGTTTCATCCTGCAAAATGCGGATGATTGTAGTTGCAGACCATTTGCAATCCTTTCGGTCTGTATAGCCACCTTTTGCATGAGGCATTCCGTGATTGCGCTTATACGCTAAAGGCGAAAGAATTCCTAATCGGTTCAGTTCATCCGCTATATGGGAAGCGCTGAATCCCTCCAGCCGTTTTCTGAAAATATCCCTCACAACATTAGCAGCATATTCGTCTACTTCCAAGCTCTTGTGTTTATCGCCGACTTTCACATAACCATAAATGGTAAAAGCACCTACAAAATCCCCGCTGCGCCGTTTTACTTCCAGGGCGCTCCGTGTCTTAACGGAAATATCCCGACAGTAAGCCTCATTCATAATGTTTTTGACAGAAACCGTGAGATCATCGGCAGCGTCATTTTCCGTGTCCACATTATCGTTAATTGCGATAAAACGCACTCCATAGGCTGGAAATACCCTGCGCATATAACGGCCTGTTTCTATGTACTCACGACCTAAGCGGGAGAGGTCTTTGACAATCACGCAGTTAGCTTCGCCTTGTTCGATCATCCGCATCATTTCCTGAAATGCCGGGCGATCAAACAAAACACCACTATAACCATCGTCAATTTTTTCTGCCACAACCTCAATTTCCGGGTGTCGGGCTATGTAGTCATCGATCAGGCGCCGCTGGTTAGCAACGCTGTCACTTTCTACTGTTTTATCATCCGTATAAGAAAGACGGATGTACTTAATCGCTTTGTAAACCTGCAT